TCTTTTAGTCGCACCGTTTATTGTGCGCTGAATTATTAAATAAACTTCATCTTCTTGAAGCCCTGGTATTGTCGCAACAGACTCAACTATTGCATGACTTTGATTTGTCGTAACAGTAAGCCGTGTTGTATCGCTACTCACGCAGCTTAACGATCCATACTTAGGGTTAGTTTCCTCAATAGTAACAATGTTTGCAGCTGGGTTTGCTACTGTAAAATCAGCGTGAGCATTAATAGCTGTAAAGATATTATCAGCTGTTGTGTTATTATCTGTATTAGGTCTAAACCCAAGTGAGCTAGATGGGCTGGAACCACCAGCAGCCTCAGACGTAAAAGTAACTGTAGAGCCATCAGATTTAGTAAATATAAGTGTTGTTCCGACAGCAATATTTGCATAGTCAGTAACAGTTATTGTGCAGGCGCTACTTTGCCCACCAATTTTATGCCTATGCCAGGCAACAACTTGCTCTTCTCTTCTATAAGTCATGCAAGCTAGCGTGCCATCGTTTAAAACGCACCACGCCACGCTATCAGGCTCTTGCTGGTACGCCATTTCCTTAATGCCAGTTTCTGTGACATGCTCAGCAAGTATTGTTAAATCAGGCGCAACATAGCTATCAGCATCACTACTAAAAACTAGCTCACGCAGTTTACGCTCAGCGCGTTGTAAAAANAGCACAGCTTGACCAACTTGCAGCGGNTGTATGTTTGCAGAGCCATAACTTGTTTGCAGTTTTATTTGCGTATTNGTTGGGTTTAATGGCTCGTCAAACCCTGATGCTCTAACCACAAATTCACCGCCACTTGTGCCAGCAAGTAGCTGACGGCTGCTAGACAAATAGCGTATTACATTGACTTCGTTAGACCCGATTGTATAAACCAGCCCATCGTCAGCATCTGTTCCACGCTCGAAGTTTTCAAAGTCACCAGATTGGCTAAAAAATACTGTTTGCGGTTGTGTTTGTGTACCAGCAAATACAAGCCGCTGTTCATAAAATGCTATGCATCTAGGAAACCCTGTTGTTTGCGAGAACGCACCTAGTTGCCAATTCTTATCAGAGTTAAGCTCACCTTGTATTGTATGCCCAGAAGCAGCTGCCTCAGTTACCAAATCTTCAGCTGGCGCTAATGTTATGACATTATCTGTTACAGAAACAATAAGCAGCCCTGTGAAATTATTACTTGTAGAGCCAGTGACTTTTATTGTCTGACCTACTTTGAATCCTTCTATAACAAAATTACCAGCGCTATCCTCTAGTCTGTCATTATGCTCCAAACCAGTGCTATCAGGATCGCCTTCATGGAAACTTATTGTGGCTGCTTCATAAAACGGTGCTAGTTCTGCTTCTCCATTCGCTAAATTTTGAACAACGGCTGATACGCTTGTTGGGCTGTTATCATAATTAACTGAATCAACTGTAGCTGTGGCTCCAGAGCCATTTGTAACAGTTTCCCCGACTGTGAAAATACCGCTTACTGTTTTAAGAAATAGTTTACTTGTCGTTGGAAAATTAAATATTAGCGTCCAGTTTGCTGATGATTGCCCTGTTAAAGCATATGTTGCTCCATTAGCAAGTGTTTGGCTTGAACCATTTAGGGTTACAGCTCTTGATGCGCCAGATGCATTTGTAAATGTAAGATTGCTTGTTGCAGCATTGAAACGCCAAAATATTAATGTGCCACTACCCGACTTTTCGTATGAGCCACCACCAAAAATCCATGAAGCGGAGTATTTTGAGTACCCACTATGAAAACTGTTATTGAAGGCACCATTACTACCAGAATTAAATGTAATACCATTGCTTGATGGTGCAGTTGTACTTACATGCGTTGTGCCAGCTGGAAATGTGCCAGAACTACTGCCCCCAGCATGAGTGCCTAAATTAGTGTAACTAGCAGCCGTGGTGCTGATAGCAACATTAATACCAGTTGCCCCTATATTATTTGTTGCCGTACTGCCAGTAAATGTCTGCGTGTTTGTTGCAACATCTACAACGCACACAGCCGTTTTAGAGCTAGTACCGCCAGTAACTGTATTGCCAGCAGAAAACGTGCCAGAGGCAGAACTAATAACCATTTCTGAATGCACTTCAGATATTTTTGCAAAACCCTCATGCACCTTGACTAGTCGGCCTACATCAGAGTGCGCAAAAGTATCAGTGCTTGCCGTGAGCGTAACAGTGCCTGTTCTGCCGCTGGCTGTTATAGTGGTATCCGTAAGATTAGTATCACCCATCGCACCGCGCTTTAGGTTTACCTCTTCTATTGTCCATGCGGTGTGGCTTGTGCGCGTAATTTTTCTTGGCGAATAATCTGGATGCACAATATACATAACGTCAGCTGTCTGCGCGAACTTTAATAGCTCCAGATCAGCTTCAGCGTATGGATGCACTACCTCAACAGGGTTGGATGACCCATCAACAATAATCCCCCCATCTTTGTATATCCGAAAACAATACTCCCCAAATTCTAATATATAAGCCTGCTCGACATTGAACTGAAAAGGTATAAGCCTGCTTGCTTTTGTGCTGTCTTTTGTCTCCCTTATAAATCGTGTGCCAGGTCTTCTTGTCAGGCCGCCATGTGGCTGGATTAAAAAATTCTCAATGGTACTAGCGCCATTATCATACCGCCCTAAATCGGTACGCCCAAACAGCCTTGGTGATAACTCACCAGCTGTAAAGTTTTGTTTGGCTGCTGTAATTTTAGCCATTAAAACCTCGAAGCGATAAACAAATCAGATTCGTTATATGTGCGATAATCTTGGTTAGTTAGGTTTTGGGGCGTACCCTCTGTTGCGTCAACAAAGCGCGCCTCTGATAGTTTTTGTTCATAAAGCTGGTTAAGCTGAGCTGTAAGCGAATTGCTGTTTGTTAAATTAAAACAAACATCAGCTGCTAATCTTGCAACAATAGTCTCTACTAACAAGGTATCATATTGGTTTACATCAAGCTCACGCCCTACATAAACAATCTTTATACTACTATCATTAGTAAGCAGCTTACGCCCTTCAATGCGATAAACCGTGTCCATATCCTCTAGCCGCAATACGCGCAGGCAGTATGGGTCTGTCGGCAAGCTGAACTGCTTAGCATATCCAAATGCAGGCGTGGCAGAATCTGCGCTCAACGCTACCCTGCTAATCAAACAATTCCAAGGATGCGCTCTAAATACAGCATCACGGACGAAAGAATAGCGCTGGTTAGCAATGCGTGCTGTTTTAGTATCCTCTGTTAAAGTCGTGATATTAGTAGCGCCCAACATATTCAATGCTGAGTTTGCTATATCTACTGCTGCTGCCATAATTACTCCATAAAAAAAGAAGGGCAGCCGAAGCTGCCCTGTCCATTAGTCAAGTACATATTTAACTGTTAGCTCAATAGTACCAGTGCCAGCGGCACCGCCCATAGTAACAGTCACAGGAACACCATCCTCGTTAGCATCTAGCTCTGTACCAGAACCAAGCGCTAGAGTAGCCATAACGTCTACCTTTTGCGCTGATGTTGACGCAGCTGCTGCCTTATATGCTGCCGCACTAGCTGACACAGCTGTGCCTGCTTTATTAGTGTGTGCTGCATAACCAGCAGACAATGTTGTGCTGCCGCCAAGTGCATCATGTGCCAGTGAGCCTTCAACAAGTCTAGCGCCATCTGGCAATACAAACATTTCGATAACATCACCTGATGCTAATGAAGATGCTTCATATACGCCATGCGCAATGCGCACCCTGCCAGACATTTCGTTAGCTTTGTTTTTAACAACTGGATTAGCACGCGAGTTAGTGCGTTGTGTGGAATAAACTGTAGCCATTTCTTATACTCCTTTCTATTCCGTACATGCAATTTCGACTACTTTTGCCTCTTCCATTCGGGTAGCCCCGAAAGAAGCACAGTAGTAAACTTGCGTTGCATAACTTTTATCAGCTCGCTCATCAATTCTAGCTGTTGGTTCTTTCCCAATAGCTAGCTTCAAACCGTCTTGAGCATACGCAATAACTTGGCGATTGCCGTCTGTATCGGTTTTTAAACGATTGCTAACGATAAATGAGAACCCAACAAAATCAGAAATCTGACCTTGAGCTAACGCCCTAACAGTGTTGAAATCAGCGCTGGTAACTGTTGTATTATTCAACAAATCAGAAATTTGTTTTGGTGATACAACAATAAACCTTCTGATTGATGGATCAACAGACTGCTCATCTAAAATCTGCTTTGCAGAAATTAGTTTTGCAATTGTCAGACCACCAGATGCGTGCGCAATTTTTTGAGCAGATGGCAGAGCAGTTGTTGTACTGCCTGTTTTTCCTGTCTGTGCATCTCCAGTAAAAGCCTCAATTATTTTTGTGTCCATTGAGCGGCCTATAGCTGCTGCTGCTGCTTTCGCATAACTGCTCGTTGGGTCAATTAATAATCGTACTTTGTCTTGGTCATCAACCAAATCTGAGTATTCAAAATCGCCAAGTGTTACTTGCCGTCTTGAATGTGGGGTTTCCATGATAGGTGTGTCACCGTGCCGTGTTGTTCTTTCAACAGCAGCAGCTGAACCCACTTGATCAAAAAATGCCTTTTCACCGTTAACAGTTTCGACATCAACTGAATTACGCAGAAGACTACCCATTTGCTGTGACAGCAATTGAACATTTGACGAGAACTGATTAACAAAGGCGGTATCTATTTGTACGCTCATAACGCACTCCTTTGTAAGTTTTTGAAAAATTTTTGCTGTGCTTGGTTGTCTGACAAATGTCAGGCCACGCTGCTGATTACGTCAGCTATTCGGCCTTACTCATAGGCTTGCGCTGTGGGGCTGATTGCTTATCCACAGATTGATTAACCCACACTAAGTAGGTGTTCGCTAGCTCAACAGGGTCTTTTATGTTCTGCATTGAGCCGTATGTGACTGCTAGCTTGAGACACTCAAGCCGTAATTCTGAATTAGTCATGGATCAACCTTCTCAAACGCATGACCTCTGCAACAGCGTTATCATGGTCTGGGTGGTCTTTAATCCAGTAAGGTGATCCTTGTTGTGTTAACTTTGACATTTCAAGTTGTATATCTGCTGATGACATGCCTGGCTCATTGTCACGCCCACTAAAAGTATCCTCTCCCAGTTTGCTTGCCATAAACTCTGCAATGCCTGATGTCATGCGCACAAATGCTGGATGGTCACCTAGTAGGCTGCCATCCGACAATTGTATATCTAAAATGCCTGCATCTTCTGGCGAAAACTCAGCAACTACATTATTAGCGCCCTCTATACGCGCTTCAAAGTTATTGCCCCATTCTCGCCGCAACTCACTTTCTCTTTCATTAGATAAGTTTGTTAAATCAGTTGTGCTTTGTTCCCTAATATTGGAAACCAAATCTGTATATTCACCAAACAACGCCTGCGCTTGGCTGGTATTTAATCCAACTTTATGCGCAACATCTTGGAACCAACCAACATCGTTTTCTGTCATAACCTCGTTAGTTTCGATGTTATACCCATCTGATGCCCCTGGCCTTCCTAGCTTATCATAAACTTGTGACCAATCCTCTTCCGTTGCCCAGCTGCCTGGTATAGCAATCTTATCTGCCCCTATCATTTTTTGTGCATTGATAAGTGACTTTGCCATGCCGTTTAGGTCTTTGTAAGTCGATAGGCTTGGGTCATCTCTTAGAGTTTCATCTATGTGATCTCTAAAATTAAATTCTGTCGTTACCGCTTCAGACGTTGCCTGCCCAGCATCTACCGCTGGAGCTTCCGCTACCTGATCTTCTGACATTTATTATTCCTCTTCTGCTGTTTCCTGTGTTGGTGGTGGTGTGTCTTTAATCATATTATTTAAGAACAGAACGACACTTCTCTGCCCCTCTTTGTAAATCACTTCGTTGGTGCTTTCGGTAAATGTGGTTCCGAAAAAATGGCACCGATGCGCCAAATCTTCCAAAACAATCTTTGCCTGCTCTGTTGTGAAAGTTTGTTTATATGCTGTTTTTAATTCTTCTGGTGTCATAGACCTAATGCCTGTCCTAACGCTGCCTGAGTTTCTGGGCTTGTTTCTTCTATTGCACGCAATGCTGGGGCAGCTTCACCAGCTGCTTGCGCTGCCATAGCTTGTTGTTCCATTTGCTGTTGCTGCTGCATTTGCTGCTGCCTTTGCGCTCTCATTTGCGCAACCTCTTGGCGGCCTCTAACGACAGTAGCAGGCACATTTGTAACTTTAATAATATGCGAAGCAAGGCCATCAAGGTCTATAAAGTCCACAACAGATGGGTCTATCTGCATCAATGGCGCTAAGAACTGGAATAGCTGCATAGCTGATTGCACATCACCAGAACGCTGAGCTTTTGCTAATGGGCTGACATATTCAATGTCTATCTGGTTACTTTGCATAAACTCTGGCGCTGGCGCGTATGCTTTACGCCTTGATAAAATATTATATACCCTAGAAATCATTGGTGACAGCAACTCAGCCTGCAATCTTCCCACAGCTGGCGCTAACAGCCTCATTTTTTCTTCTGTGCGTTGAATCACCTCTGTAGCAGTCATGCCAGGCGCATTGCCTAGTATCAGCTGGTCTACATAGAACGCTGCACGTATTTGTGTTCTGCGTTGCTCCAGCATATCATTGCCCAAAGGATTATTGCTACCAATGTTTAGAGGCTCTATTCTATCTCTTGTACCAGCTCTGTAAAAGTTTAAACCGCCTGGTATGGTACGAACTGGGCTTATGAACCCATCATCAGGAACCATAAGCGGTGGATGGATTTGCAACTGTGCTGCACGTATCACTGTTTCAGACATTTTATTAAGCATTTTCACATCTGGCAGTGCTGTCATACTAGGTGAGCGCCCATAGCCATGTTCAAAACTAGCCTTTAAAAAACGCGGCACGACATACGGCATTTCATCAAACCCAGATTCAGACAAGATTACTTTGTCCTCTGGGTCTAAATACACAGATGCAAACGGTTTATTTAGCGCATCTATGCGCTCAACTACTCTATCGGTGCGCGGTGTTACCAAATGTACAATACGCAACTGCTCATAAGGGTCACGCTCTTCGCATTTAGCAATACGCTCACTTACATTTTCAATGCCAAACTGCCGCACTGCTGCGCGTGCTGACATTTTAAATTCACGATAGACTGTATCAACTCTGCCAAACTCATCTTCTGCTAGATAGCATTCTGCAATATGCCGTGTTGAAAACCGCAATGCGTCATTCTCATCTTTATCTATGAACATAACAGCTGTGCCAAATGTAACTAGGTCACTATACAGCTCATGTATTGCCTCATGTAAGTTTGAGCGGTGCAACTCTTGGTACATAACATCTGTAACACTTAGCAGCCATTCTTTTGCTATATCGTCTGTCTCGAATGAATCATCAGTAAACCTAAGAGCAAACCAAGGCGTGCTGGCATTTGTAAGCATACCNTGCAAGCTAGAAGCCATAAGCTCAGCTGCATGAATGGCAGTGCCNTCAAATATTAACTCAGAGCGCTTGTCACCAGAACTTCGCTTTTTTGTTATATCTGCTTTTCTTGGAACAATATAATCGGCAACCTCTTGCCAATGTGATTCCCAAGTCTGGCGCTGCCCTTGAAGCGTGCTAAACCGCTTCAATAACATTGCTGCGCGTTTGTCTGTTTCAGCCATCAGCCGCCACTTTTCATTTTATTCTGGCCTAATAATCTAGGCTTTTGTGTAGGTGCCTCAGTCAGCAAACCCATACCACCAGTAACATTTGCTGCTGCCTGTCCTTTTTTATTTGCAGCTGTCTGCCTTGCAGCATCTGATGCCTTTGTTGCAGCTGGCTTAATTGCTGGTGCTGGCGGTGGTGGGGGCGGTGGCGGCGGTGGTGATGGTGAAGAAAACTTACCCATTATACAAACCCTTCTTTAGTGTTGCCCCACAGTCTGCAAAACCATGTTTGGCAAATAAATTCTCAAATAATCTTTGTTCTGTTTTGTCTAATTCAGCTGTTGCTGTCGCATAGACAGACGAGCAGCCCCAGCTGCGTGCGAACTCGTCAATATACTGCATTAAATGCCTTGAAGCCCTTGTGCGCCTTGCAGAGGCACGCACCCAGAATTTCACCACATAAGCTATAGGCTCTAGGCACCATTCATAGCTGGCAGCCATCATAACACCGCCAAGGATCTTATTACCGTCAACAGCAAGCATTAGCGTGCTATGTTCTAATTGCATAAATCCCATTAGGTAATGGCGTGCCGTCCATTCATCAAACGTACCCACAAACGCAGATTCGTTATGACCTTCTGCCATAATTTCTAAAACAGCATCAATGTCGCTAATATTAGCTATGCGTAACTCGATCATCATGCTGCAAATGGATTATAATTCATATCTGCTAGCGCTTGTGGCGCTTTATCCATTGCTCTAGTTTCTTTAAGTCCAATCGACATATATCTAAAAGCATCCGCAAAGTGGCTAGACCAATCATGGACAGGCGTATTACGAAAGGCTCTATTCTTCTCATTGTAACCTCGATGATACTGACGCAGCGCGTCCATGCCAGATTTGCACTTGTCTGCATCGAACCAACAACGCCCGAAAACCATTTGTGCAGCATGTATTCCATCCTCTAATGGCAGCTTTGGAACTACTCTAAAATTCAATCCTAAATCCCATGCAATCTCTCGCCTGCTTTTGCCTGTTCCCAACTCCCTGACTTCAATATCGTGTGGCGCGTAATGCTCACCATATAAATAATTCTTAGCACTTAGAATCTTGCAATAATGCGGCAGCCCCTCACCTCTCGACTCATAACAATCGATAACATGAACAGCTCTGCCGACAGTCTGCACAAACCAAATAGCTGTGCTATCACCAACACCTAGATCCCAAAATGTCTCTACCTTATATCCCCTATCATAAGGAACCCTTCCTATGCGCCCCTCTTCTAAGGCTGCCTGACATTCCTTACCAAAAATAGCCCCTGGTACATTAGCAACCCAACTGCACTCATACTCCTGTGCATACTGGTCAGCCGTCATAGTTTCTTTTGCGCTGGCTAACTCACCGCCATCTAATATATCTGTCTCACTCGCCCTATGAACCGCTGTGTACCACTCATTGCTGATAACGGCAGTCTCATATAACTCGTAAAAAGCATTCTGCCCCTTTGGTGTTCCTACAAAAAAACACCAGCCCTTTCTATCTGATAGCGCTGGCCTTATAACCTCTGGAAACACACTCTCAGGCATGTCAGCCACCTCATCCATAAAGCAGCCGTCTAAATATATACCCCTCAAACTATCAGGGTTCTCAGCCCCTAATAGATTAATCCTAGAACCATTAGGCAAATCACATCTAAGCTCAGTCTCATGGAACTTAACCTCTGGAATATTACCAGCAAACTGCTTTAAATAATCCCACGCTACTGCCTTTGCCTGCCGATAAGTAGGCGCTAAATACGCATACCTTGGATTAGGATGCTGGCACATAATAGCAGCACGCAACAGATGATTAATAGCCATAACCGTCTTGCCCATGCGTCTATGGCATACAATCACGCCCCATCTATGGCTGTCTAAACTACGATGTAAATCAGCCTGCAACTTCCTTGGCTGGTACGGTATTACTATTTGCATCTATCTTTTCCATTAGCATCGCATACTTGCCATGATGCCCATGCATTCTGCTCAAAGCTATCCAGCCTGTGCGCTCGTATTGCTGGACTGCGCTGTGTGGAACGTAACGCAGTGTGCGAGTGTGAGACACTTTCATTAGGATATATATACCTATAGATATGGCGCCCAGTTTCTGGGGGTGGGTGGGTGTCTGTCAGGCAAATCAGGCAACTGATTCTGCGAACAATCTGCGAACAATCCATATTGCTACACAGTAAATACAAGGCAGGCTCTGCATCACAGCCAGACAGGACACCGCACTACTAATGCGTTTCCAGCTGGGGTATGCCTCACGCGCGTAGCTCAGCAACACAGGATGTTCTATATATATATATCTATTCCTGTTTACTTCGTTGCATCAGGTTACGTCTTGCACCTATCATCCTACTCAGCTGCTTGCTAAACTCTGTAGCTTGTTCATCAGTTTCGAACTGTATGAAATCATTACGTAGCATTGCATAGTCTTCTGCTGCTTTATCACCTAACTTAACTAGCTTACCATTAATCATCCTGACTGTAGGAAACAGCTTACCATCGACTGACATTGTCCTGACAGTCTCATTAGCTTCTGTCATAGGCGTATTAGGATCTAATGCTCGCTTCAGCCAATCAGGTCTTTTTTCCATTACCTTTTTTTTCTCGCAGCTTTTTCAAGTCTGCTGCTGTTATCTTGTTCCTTGGCTCAGCCAGCTTAGCCATAGCCATCTGCTTGCTTGAGTACTTCTTATTCTGCATGCACCTCTCCGTTAGCCCAGCTCAGTGTAATACTTCCCTGGTTAGCATTTGCGTCTTCCTTCTTGTCACGAATGCCCCAAGGCTGATTACGCGCAAATGTCCATTTCAACGTATCTATCTCCAGCCGCCTACGCTGTACCTCTGCATTAAGAACCTTGGCATCAACAGTTGTGGGCAAAGCCTCTGTAGCTAGATCCACAATGTGGTCACCGTAATACTCTGCCTGCATAACTCTGCCCTTACGGTATATTTCCCACAGTTCTTCATCACGATGCACAGAAGCTGTAATAGTCCTATAGGCTGGCATCTCTGGGTCTTTGCATATCTGCACCAGTGTCTGTCCAGTAGCTAGCCTGTCAGCAATGTCTTGCATGATAGTTTTGGTAATACGTTTAGCCATTGGCAGCTTTCTTTGGTCTTCCGCGTTTCTTTTTGCCAGACAGATATTTTGGTTGCTTCTCGTAACGAGCTGGGAAGGTCACTTCATCTAAAACGCTTGCCTGTTCTTTAAACAAAAATGGCAAAAACAATCTAAGTAATTTATTAATCATAATACCTCAAAAAAGAACTGCCCCGAAGGGCAGCTCAGTTGAATGGGAGAAATTAATGAAGGATAATCAAATTAGTTACATACTAGATATGCCCTAATCATAGAAATATAATAGACGATTTCGCTTCATTCGCAAAACGAAAAAGCATAAAACATCAATTTAATTGATAATATAAGCGTATCATAGCATCTTTATACGCTTGTTTTACCCTGCGTGGGTCATGCAGTCCTAGCATCCTAGCTAGCTTAGTCCAGCTTGCACCGCGTTGCTTGAACGCAGCACTATGACATACAGCCCACACAAGCCGTCTATCATCCTCTGGCATAGTAAGACCAAGCCCTAAAGCATAATCCAGATTATCTATCTGTTTAGCTGTTGGCTTGAGAATAGTCTCGCCTTGCTGTGTCCAACCATAACCCATCCAATCCTTTACATAATCAGGCCAGGTTGCTTGCTTTGCTTTACGCAGAGCTGGTGGCATACGCCTCTCAGTCTCAGCTGCCTCTTTGAATAAACTATCTAGGTCTGCTAAGTCCAAGTAACTGCTCCATCTTATCCATAAATGCAACACGCTCAAAGCGCGTAACACTAGCCATTTCACGTAATATATCCTTGATAGCATCCGCACTGTACCGCTTGCGTATTGCTTTAATAAGCCTGTCTTGCCGCCAGCTATCTTCATCCAGTGTTCTGCGCTTAATTGCAGAAACATAAGCATGGCTGCTATTTTTGCGCGTGCTAGCCAGCATACTAGTAATACTTCTAGTATAATCTTTATTATTACTATTATGGGGTTTACTAGTAGTACTACTTGTAGATCTACTAGTATTACTAGCTAGTAATACTTCTAGTAATACTTGTTTAGCTAGTAATACCGTTTCAGCTTGTTCGCTGATTTTATCGTCATGTTTCATTCTGTCAACCCCCTT